TAGTCGTACCAATAGATTTCAGTGGGACAACTGTGTGAGACAAAATAGATTGTCCCATTGTTTTTGGAGCGTAGGACAACTTTACTTGTCCCATACCTTTGTCCCATAGCAAACCGTAGTCTTGGAACGGGATTATAGAGAATGGGACAATTTCAGCCATTCTCCCCAGGGAAAATACTCTTTAACATTAATAAAGTATCAATGTATCGAATTTGTGATAACATTAGTTAAAAAGATATTTATGGCTGAAGCTGGCAAGAAACCTCACGGAAACAAAAAGTATTATCACGTTCTTATAGATATAAACAGAGGAGAACTCTTTGATAATTACATTCGTACGAAACTAAAAATAAAACCTACTTCTTGGATAAGGGAAGTTGTCTATAAATTCCTACAAGACAAGATTGATAAAGAAGTGTATGATGAAGCATTAAAGAAAGACCAAGAAAACTGGAACAGGGCAATTCAAAACCGATTACAAGGTAGAGCACTTTCTAGAATTCTTAATTCAATTAAAAAGAAAAATGAGTGATTCAATAAAACTAAGACGACTAAAGGAAATAAGACGTAAAGATTTAGAAAAAAATCTTTTAGACGTAGAATTAAAAGGTTATGACCATTATATTTTTATTAATGACCGCAACAAAGCTCAAGTTGTTTCAAAACAGGGCGGTTGGGTTTCAGAACATATTCGTACGGCAATTCTAAAGTTTAATTTTGAGATTGATAAGACTGACTCTATGGTAGTTAAGGATTTTGAAAGAAAATATCTTAACGAATACGAAAAAATTTTTTTAAAGGATTCCTAGGTTTAGGCTTTTCTTTTCTCATTTCCGCTACAACACGATTAGCTTCTAATTCAATCAATCTATTTAATAAAGAAGCCATAAAAATATCTTGGTCAAATTTTTTTCTAACAAGATGGGTGCAATATCTTTTTATATCAACCAAATCATCAGCTTTCATTATTTCTCTACATTGCATTTCGATTTCTAATTCCAATTCAGGAGGTGCTGGTTCGATATTTATGTTGAGAAATTTAGTAATTTTCATGTTGTAGGAAAAAGTTGTTTTTCTAAAATTTCAACTGCTTTATCATCAAGAGTATTTGTAGTTTGTTTAGCGATTGACTTCAACAAATCTACGACCAATCTTTTTACAGCAGTTGTTGTTAAAAAGGTCATTAAAATTGGTTTTAGGATCTTATACATGAAATAAATATGTGTTACTTTTCAAACATAGCTAAAATGCTAGTATTAGACAAGAATCTTTACTTTTATGGCTGAAGAGAAAGAAGAAAAAGAAGGTATTGAATGGGGTGAACTCTTTGGTCATGCGATCAGATTTCTGATTTTGACTTGGAGTTTATCAATGATGACTCTTGGATACATGGGCAAGGTAAGAATTGATGGAGCGTTCACGGCTGGACTCGTCAGTGGAGTCCTCGGAAGCTATGGAATTTCCGTTGGAAACAAGAAAAGTGGCACAGGTAACAACAATGGTCCTAAAATAGTAGATAATAGTAAAAACAAAGTAGGTATTAAATGAAAAAACTGTTTGCTTTACTTCTTTTCTTACCATCGGCTGCTTTTGCTGATATAAAACAGGAGTTTGTTACTTCTGCTCAAATAACAGTTGATATGCCTTATGTTGTTACAAATAAGGTAGGAACTACATATAGTCTTAGCGGAAATAATATTACACCATCTGTAACTGTAGGAGATACAACAACATCAGGAAAAATTGGTGGGATTAATGTTGGATCGTTAACTAATGGCGTTCCAGCGATGATTCAAACAGATACTACAGTAACAACATCGGGATCTGCTTTCAGCAAAACAGAATCCGTAATAATGGGTGACGCTACACCATCTACCGTCACCCCTTCCAGTGGAATAGCAGCTTTACCAGTACTAAGTGGACAAACTACTGTTGGGTCAGGCGGTACTGCTGGATCGCTTGCATTAACTTCATTATCTAGCGGAGTTCATACCTGTACCGCAGGTGGATCGGGTACATCTTGCATAGGATCTACTAAAGTTACTATTACGATTGACTAGACTTTACTGGTTAGTTTTACTATTATTACCTATAAGAACCCTTGCTGTGCCTGTCGTTCCACAATTTCGTTCGGGTTCAAGTCAGACTTCAAGCACCTCAGAATCAATAATTAATGAAACAATCACGAGCCATCAATATCGAACAGGGTACTCATATTCAGCATCAGGACATAATATCAAATCTGAAACGGGATATATCAACCCTACTCCTACGACTACGAATGAACAAAC